TTTACCTTCTTTTCTTTGCCATGCTGGAGTTGATCCTGATGCAAACATTGCTCTACCTTGTCCTCTTAATGCAATATCACCCATATTAATAAATTTTAGTTTTTTTAGTTTTAATAACTCTTCCTTGTCCTCTACCTACTAATCCACCATCTTTGTAATGTTCGACTGGATTATATTCTCGTGTTGAATCTTCTGGAAATAATCTAGCATATTTTTCAGCATCCATTTCTTCTTGAACTACTTTTTTATAATTTTCATTTAATTTCTTTTCAGATTCTTTAAACTTCTTTTGTTTTTCTTTTGCTTGTTTATAATATTTTTCACCACTCATACTAATCCTCCATTGCTCATCTTTTTACGTTTTGAGAATGTTGCAACATTAGTAGGTTTAGGTCCTGTATTACCAGCTGATCTTTTTCTTGCAACTGCTGAACGTCTTTGTCCTTCTGACATTGATCTTGCTTTTGCTAATGGTACACACTTTGGATAACCTCTTCTTTTTTCACCTTTAGATCTTCCACATGGTGGATAAGAACCATCTTTACGTCTAGCTCCGATATCTACCCATTTCTCTTGAACCCACTTGCGTAAACTCATATTAATATTTTTTTGTAACTTTTCTTTTGTTATCTAAAACATCTCCACAACCTTTTGCAATACCACCTTGACTATAATTAGATACTGCTTTTCTTTGTTGGGATCTATTTTTTTTACCACCAGGTGTTACTTTACCAGAGCAAACTGCTGATGCATACATATTTGCATATGCACTTGGGTATACTTTAAATTTTCTTTTAGCAGCAGCTTTTCCTCTTGGGCAAAGTTTAGCCATTTACTTTTTCTTCTTTTTAGTTTTCTTCTTTACCATTTTGCCTGATTTAGTTTCTTCGTAACCTTTTTCTTCCATAGCATATTCTTTAGCTTCTTCAGCTTTAGATTCCATGCCTTCATGTTCTTCAGACATATCAACATAGCCACCTTTAGATTTTTTAACTGCACCTCGTCCAATTAAAACATCTTTGAAAGTTACTTTGCCGTCTTTGTTTAAATCAGGAAATGCTTTTCCACCTTTAGCAAAACCTACTCTTGCTATTCCACTTCCTCTTAATTGTTTTCCAATTCCAGCCATTATCTTTTGCCTTTCATCATTTTGCCTTTTTTCTTCATAGGCATTTTTTTAGTAATCATATCTGCTTTGCCACCTTTTTTCATTTTTGCTCTTGGTCTTATACCGTAATCGTTTCTCATGTTTTCTCCTTATCCGTTTTCTTGTTCTTTGTTTACAACCGGTCTATTTGCCATAGTGCGTGCCACCGATTCTGCACTTCTTCCAACTACATATCCACCAAGACCTATTTGTAACAATGTCCAAACATCTCCTGGTAATTGTATTGTTATAGAAGCTTTAAAAAAAAATAATATAACAGGTCCTAATACATAGTTCCAGACCAAAATAAAAATTAATACATACATCAACAATGGTCTCCATGAAGATGCAAACCATCCAGCTTTAGCTTCTGCTTCAATAATTTTAGCTGCAGCTTGTAATTCTTGTGTATTAGATTGTAATAATTGTGTTTGTAAATCAGCTTTTAATTTTTCTTGAAGATCTTTATTAGGAACTGATTTTTCAATTGTGTTAAATAGGATCTTTGCAAGAGGTGCAACAGCTCCTAACATTTGAATCATGGTTTAGTACCACTTCGCTGATCTTTTTTTCTCCGGAAGCATTCTTCTTTGTCCACCCACTGGTTCTAATTGTGTCTCTTGTGGATTAGATACTTCTACGTCAACTCCACCTTTTAATGTTCCATCTGGATGAGTGAATTGTGCAAAGTCAACTTGATTACCAAATTCTGATCTTGAAGATGAATTTTTAATAACAGCTCCACCTTTTGCCATTGGTTTTCTAGACTGACCTGCTTCTGATAATGCAATAGCAATTGCTTGTTTAGGACTTTTTACTTTTTTAGAAGATTGTCCAATATTAAGTTCGCCTTTTTTAAACTCTCTCATCACTTTACCAATCTTTTTTTGACTAGGTGTCATTTTTTTCATAATCGTATCCTCGGTATTTATATATACTATTATTTAAAATAGCACAATATAGCTAATTAGCTAGTAATTATTTTAGTAGTTTGCATTCCTTGCTTTGCAAGTGATACACCAGCTCTTAATTTAGCTAAATCCTCATTTTGCTCTAGTTTTTCATCAGCAACTTGCCTGTTAGACATGACTTTTAGCTTGTCTAAATTCAATCTATCTTCACCTTCCTTCTTTTTACGTTCATTTTCCATCGCTCTTAAATCAATTTCTCTAGATTTTAACTGAACAAGTGGATCAGTTGCTCCTAAATTAATTTTAGTTTCTTCATTCATGTAATCTTTAGTCATTTGTGCAATCAATTTAGCTTTTCTAGACTCAATCATCTGCATCATTTGTTGTAATTGTAATTGAATTTGTGGATTCATCTGTGCTTGTTGTTGTAACATTGGCATTTGCATTAACTCTTTAGAAAATTCTAACTGAATTTGTTCTTGTGCCATTATAGAAATGTGTTCTAGTACATTTTTTTGAATAGATGCCATAGCAGCAGGATTGTTTTGAATCATATTCAACTGCATAAAGTTTAAATGTGCTTCAATGTGAGCCGTATGATCTTGTCCAGCGAATGCTTGGAAAGGTTGTCCAGTCATTGCATTGATATGTTCAATAGAAGGATCTACCGGTGTTGGTGGTTGTGGTGGAGGTAATATTAAATCTATGTTCTTAACTCCAATTGCTTCATACATTGTTCTGTAAACTTGATACAAGTTATGCATTTGTGGATTAGACATTGCAAGTTGCATTTCAGTTTGTGCTAAATTAATTCTTTGTGATTGAGAAAATATATTTGGATCAGCCACAGGTAAGATATCAATCTTCTCATCAAAGTCTGCAGCTTTAATTTCTCTTGTTCCACCTACAACGTCATATGGATAAGTTGGTGGTAGATATGTTGCAAATACTTTTGCTAATAATTCAAATTCATTTTTAAGTGAAGCATACAATCGTTTATGAATTGCAGACATCACCCTCGATCCGCGCTCCAATAATGCCATCGTTGTTCCAACAGCCGCGTTTTGATTACCGTCACCCACTTGCATATCAGCGATGGACGCGAAGCGTTGGCCTGCTTGAACTACAATACCCATTAATTGTAAAAGGGTCGCGGATGGTTCTTTAAATGGTAATGGCATAAATGCATCACGAAGGTTTCCACCTGGTGCATCTACATCTCTAAACTCACCTGGTTGAATTGGTTGTGCATCATCTCGTACACGAATACCTCGCATTTTAAATCCAGATGGTAAATTAGATAATGTTCCTGCATCTAGTAATTGTCTTAATGCTTGAGTTGCAGTACGTGACAATCCACCAATCATGTGAATTAATCCAAAGCCATAAAATCCTAAACCTGGTAAAAATTTAAAGTGTACAAAATAATTAGTTTTATTTTTTAGTGGATCGTCTACTTTGTAATTACGTCTAATAGATAAAACTTCTCTTGATGATTCTTCAATCGTTACAACATATGGAAGTTTAATTCCTGTGGGCTCACCAGTTTGAGGATCTTTATCTTCAAAACCTTCTATATCTAAATTAACATGACATTCTAAAAGAGTATAAATACTATCTTGTCTTTCAATTCTAACACCTTCTAGTTCACGTTCTTTTTCTTTTATTGGATCTGTTTTAAGAGCAGGTTGACCTAGATCTACATCTTTATAAAAACCACTTACTTGTTGTTTACGTAAATCGTTTTCAGAAATTTTTAATACATGAATAATTGCATCTGCATCTTCTAATGAAGTTGCTGAATAAGGAACGATTAAATCTTCTGCTGGAATAAATTTAGATACCGCTCTTCCAAGGATTGCATCATAATAAACTTTTTTAAATGTAGATCCTGATAGCGGTAAATAAAATAACATTTGATCAAATTCTGGTTCATATTCTTTCATGACAGTCATAATTTGATAGTTCATGAAATCTCTAACTCTTTCTGATTGTTGTTCTTTTTGTGAATCTATTAATCCAACGATTTGAGTTCTAACAGGTCCATCTGCTGGAAGTAATTCTTTATAAGCTTGTGATTGAAATTGTGTAACTGATTCTGCAAGAACTGGATGAGTTACTCCTGATGCATTTCTAAATGGTTCTGTTCGTCTTTCATATTTAAATCCTAATAAATCTAAACCATTAGTATATGCCATCTCCCAATCTTGACGTGATGATCTATAATCTTTGTATTGTCCTTCTAAATCAGATCCAATCTCTACTAAAATACTTTCATCTAAAAATTCTGCAAGGTTTGCATAATGATCTTCACCACCTTGTGGAGCTGCAGCATTTGGATCAAAAGAAATTTCTGCACCACCATCTTCATCCATATTAATTTCAACAGATGGATCTTGTGCTTTTTCTACTTGTTCTTGAATAGATTGTTCTATTTCAGTTTGACCTGGAATTTCAATAGTCGTTTTTGTATTAGGGAGCGCCTTATCTATATCAGCCATGACTAATTATACCTTCTTCTAAATAATGATTCAACACCTTGTGAGTCAGGACCTTTAACAGGTGGGATAGTATTTGTCAATCCACCATATGCCATTGTCATTCTAGGTGTAACGCGAGCCGCTGCTTCTTGTTGGGATCTTTGAGCGGCAATAGTAGGATTATTTAATAATTGATTATAAGTTGCACTAACAGTTTGACCATAAGGAACTTGAACAGCTCCTAAAAAGTTAGCTCTTAAATCTTCTCCTATATCTCTCATACTTTGCATATTAGGTCTTATAGATTGAATTTCATTTGCTGCTCCTAAAACTTGTGATCCAAATAATCCTAAAGATTGTGGTATTAAACCTGCAGGATTAAAATATCCCATAGATACAGCATCAGCAATTTTATCTCTAACTTGACTTGCAGCTGTTGCATGTCTTAAATCAGAAACAAGACCTGTTGCTCCTGGTAAACCACTTGTTCCAAATGTTCTTTCTTGCATTTCTGCAATTTGAGGTCCTGAATAAAGATTACCTATAAAATCTTGAATAGTTTTTGTAAAAGGAATTCCACTTCTTGCAGCAGCATCTGCTTCAGATTGAAATCTTCTTTCACCAATAAATTGATCTACTGGTGATGGTGGTTGAGGTATATTTTGTTGTGGAAAAATATCTGCTTGTGGTTGTGCAAAAGCCATTTGATCTTGCATTGAAACTTGTTGACCAGAGAAAGGATCTACTGTTAGAATATTATTAAAAGCATTTGCCATTGCTTGTTCTCTTGATGCTGTATCTTCTGCAATTTTTCTTATTCCTTCTTCAGTATATCCAGCAGCAGGAGTAGGTGGAGTCATTTGTTCTGCTAAACTTATTGCTTCTTGTAATGAAACTTGTTGACCAGAGAAAGGATCTACTGTTGGGACTTCAGTTGTTGTAGGTGTAGATACTCCTGTTGCCATTACATCTTTAAAAAATTGTTCTGGATCCATTCCAGAATAAACTAGATCTGTTCTTGAAGGATCATATTTTGGTCGGTATAAAGGTTTACCTGAAAACGGACTATAAAAAAGTTCATAATCTATTCCACTTGGGGCAGTAACAGATGTGGGAAGAGATCCACCTTCCGCGTATCCCGGTCTTTCACGAAACATGCTTGCAACACCACCATATGCAAGTTCTTGTTGTGGTATGTTATATCTATCATCTTGATAAATTGGCATTTGATTTTCATAATCATATCTTTGATTATAATAATTTGGCATTGTGTTTAATTGATGATCTTCAAGTGAAAAACTTTGAAGTTGATTTGGATATTTAGCTTCTATATTTCCTAATAGTTCTTCTTCAGAATAAGATTTATATTTGCTTAATGATTCTTCTGCTTTAGATCTTTCTCTACCAGAAACTCTTGTTACAAATTTTTCAAATGCTTCTTCAATTCCTGCCATATTAATAATACGTTCTGTTATGATGAATCACAGGTTCGTCTCTATAATCTTCTGGGTGATCTACAAAACCACCTTGTCTAAATCGCATCACTGCTTGAGTCATAGAATCTACCAAGTCATCGTTATCTCCGTAAGGAAATGCTGCGCATTCCTCTACGACCTCTTCAGCAAACTTTTGATCAGGTGCCCATATTTGTCCTGATTCAAATAATGGTGCAACTGCATTTACCCTTGCATGCTTATCATTTCCTTTGCTTGGTGTAAAGTTAACAACAGGGATACCCATCTTACGTAATTCATAGGTCAAAGGTAGTCCTGATGCTTTAGATTCAATGATTACCGTTTCAGGATTCCAATACTGATATTGCTCTAAAGCTCTACGTTTTAATTCTGGAAACTCTAATCTTTCCTTTACTGCATCTAATAATATTAAATTCGGTTCGCTATCCTCGTTTAATCTAAAAACACCCCATGTTGTAATAGCAGAATAATCCGCAGTTTCCTTTTTTAAAAATGCAGTATCATAACTTTGAATGACATGATCTAAAGCTGGGATATAAGGTTTGTCCCAAATTTTCCACCATTCACGTTTAATAATAGATCCTTCTTCTGCAGTTGGATTTTGCATCCATTGTGCATTCCATTTTTGCAAAGACAAAGATGCTTTAACAGATTCTAATTCTGATAACTTCCAATACTCTGGCCATACAGGTTGATTGGTTGGCAAGATTGCTGGAAACTCAATCAGCTCCCATTGATCTGCTTTTGTTTCAGCAGATGATTTTATAAGTTGTGCTGTTAAATCTTTAACTGACCAACGAGTCATAACCACGACAATTTTACCACCGGGTTGTAAACGTTGTCTAGGTCCAGAGGTGTACCACTCATAAGCGCGTTCCAACGCTTCTGGATTTAAAGCGTCCTGCTCGGAATGTGGGTCGTCTATAATTAATAGATCAGCGCCTCGACCTGTTATCGCACCGCCGACACCGGCTGCAAAGTATTCACCCCCTTGTGCAGTTTCCCAACGACCTGCAGCTTGTGAGTCTTCACGTAATCGTGTTTGAAATATTTTCTGGTATTCTTCACTATCAATTAATGTTTTAGCTTTTCTACCGAATCGAACAGCGAGCTCCGCGGTGTGTGTTGTTTGGATAATTTTTAATTTAGGATTCTTACCTATCATCCAAGCGGGGAGCAAGAAAGAAGCAAATTCAGATTTAGTATGCCTTGGTGGCATGTTAATAATCAAACGATTAATCTTTCCTTCTGCAAGACGATTAAACTGATCAGCAATTTTTTTATGATGTGAACCTTCAACGAAATCTGGCCAAACAGATTTTACAAATTTTAAGAAATCACTATTGATTTCGTTCTTTGTTTTTTTCTCATGCAACATAAGATAATATGTTCTATAATCTTTACGTGCATCAGAAGGTAATTTTTCTATTTGTTCTTCTGTTAGTAGTATCTCTTGCATGGTACCTTTTTAATTTTCAAGGGTTCATTATATAGGATTTTTTTATAATATGGAATAGCATGGGACTCCTGTAGATGGTACCTTAATTGAATTTTGGGGGGTGGGGGTAGTAAGAAATCTTTAAATTTAGGATTTCATATGAAAATTTTTATAATGTTTTTGGTGCGTATGATTGTCTAAATCTTTGATTATAGACTAACATTTAGTTACATATTTTTAATTTTGGGTATCGATTATAGAGAAATACTTCGTATTTCACTTTCATTTTGGAATTGTAATAGCTTCGCTATTACTTAATGGTTGAACGCTAATCGCTAACAGGCACACGCTAGGCGTGTGTCGTGGCTTGGCGTGGCGTGGGTTATGGCGTGGCGTGGCAACGCCACGCTTATAGCGTGGCGTTGAGCGTTGAGCGTGGATTGTTAAAAACTAGTAAGTTATAATTTTAATCTTATCGGTGTTATATCCTCTATTTACTAATTCACTTTCTAATGCTTTAGCAAATTCTTTTGTTTTAGATTTTGATTGTGAGTTATGACAAGCATCAATAAACTTATCACGATTAAAGTTAGGATTTACCTCTATAAAGTAATTAGATAAATCATTAATAAAATCGGATTTTAAAGCAATACTTTTAAACTTGTCAGTATTGTTTAAAACTATTTCAGCTATTTCTTTAAAGTGTTTTTTTGTCAGCATTGTTTTTCCTTTCTATATTGTTGGTTGCTTTGTTTCAATTTTATAACCCAATTCTCTTAAAATTGAAATATCTTCTTTTTTCAAAGTTTTGCTTTGTTTTAACTTTGTTATTAATTTAGCATTATTGCATACAGCGTAAATTCTTTCCACGCCATAAACATTTTTTATTTCTACTGTTATTTGCATTGTTCCTCTTTCTTTTTTGTTTTTCTTTCTTGTGCCTATAATAGTTATTTGTATTTGCCTTGCAAGTATTATTTTAAGGGTAAAGAAAATAGTTATTCACAGTTGCAAAAATACAACAAAATATATTTTGACTTATTAAACGAATAATATTAATCACGAATCAATAACAATAAAGAAAGAATAACTATGGAAAAAAACCCTGCACAAGTACATTTTTTAAAAATCTTAAAAGACGCTGTTAGCAATCCCACAAAGGCGTATTTTTTTAATTCGTGGAATTGTAATAGCCCAGAAGATTGTCAAAAATATGCTATTGAGCAATTAAAGAAAAAATTTAATTATTCAGATAATAGAATAAATAAATTAATCAACGCTTAACGCTCAAATAACCACGCTCAACCAACAGTTGAGCGTGGAACGAGATTGTTTTTTATTCTTACGAGCACAGGCGACAGGCGATAAGGCACAAGCACAAGCGACCAATTATAAATTATACAAGCACAAGCGAACAGCGTTCCAATCACAAGCGAGAGCGTTTGGCGTTTCAATGCCAAGTGATAATAAATCGTGGATAGCTTTACTCTCATAAAGTTTCGGGGAACGAGGACTGCCTACTGCGATTAAGTAAAAATGATTGACAGGGTGCTGTACTGCAAAGGCAATTTGGTGTGGGGATATGCTTATTTTTTTACTCCTAACTACTTTTAATTCAATCGTGCAAAATTTATTATTTTTGTTATATGCCAATATATCTGGTGTCCCCATTACAGCCCAATTTTCCAATCTAGTTAAGATTAATTCTGGTAATTCTTGTTTTAATTTTTGGTAAAATTTGCTTTCTGGGCGTTGCGACATTTCAAAGTAAATACCACACTCTACCATAGATTGCAAATTAGGGGGTACTCGGATATTGGCTTGGACTTAACTTGTGCGTCTAAAGCGTTATATGAAAGACTTTTTTTGACTATTCCTTGTATTTATTGGCAAGTTCACTATTTACCTCAAATTCATAATCACTTAAAAAATCATCAACGACTTGTGCTGTTTGGTCATCTATATCTAAAATGTTTTCTTTCTTGCCATTACTCCACTCAACATTTATAGACCACCCAATAATTGTTAATCGTTCTGTGTTTTCACTCATTTATTTAGTTCCTTTCTGTTGTTTTATTATTTGTATTTCTAGTTTATCTCTCAATTCACAATACCAACTAAATAAACTTTCATCTTGATTTAATTCAACTTTAAAATGTTTTTGTATTAAATCATAAAAATCGGTATCAAATTTAAACCAATCAATATCTGGTATTTCTTTATTTTTCATTTTTAATATGTTGATTTTTGTTCGATTGCCTTATTTACTTGCTTACCCTCAATATTCCTTGTAATGGCCACATAAATGGCACCCATTACAATAATAAACCCGACTAATAAAACTATTATAATCGGTTCCACGACCTTTTTTATGAAATTATCCATAGTATTAAAATTATGGTGATTGTTAAATAGGACCAATAAACGATGTCCTCGCATCGTTCAAATTTCTTTTGATCTCTGCCCTGGTGTTTCATGATTGCTTAAAGGAATGATATTCACAACCATAGGCAAAATAAACGGTATCAAAATCATCTTGAAATGTATCTTGATAGTAAATCACGGGAACCTCACGAAATGGCTCGTAAGGAACGATTTTTGTTTCAACCTTACCATCGTATAGGTAAGCCACAATTAAGGCCACCAAGGCCAAAGGAATTAGTAATTTTTTCATTTGTTTATTGTTTAGGTTTAAAATAATGTTAATTGATATTTATGTTCTTCTTTATATCTTAATTTTTCAATTGGCAATAATAATTCATTATATCCTTTAATTGATTCACCAACGTATTTATGGCAATACGATTTAACTAATCTTAAATTTTTAAATGCAGGTGATGAACTTTTATCCCTTGATTTATTATTGTGTGCTGTGCCTTCCCACATTTTATTATTAAAATTCCTATATTCTCCTAATGCAGGATTTGTTGTCTTAGTGTAATAATTAAAATTATTGTTTTTTAAAACACCTCCTATAAATTGAGAAATTTTACTTCCAATTCCCATTCCTTGGTAATCGGGTAATACAACTAATCTACTTTCTCTAAATGATGGTTTTAAATTATAACCACTATGATAACCAATAACACAAATAGCAATAGGCTTATTATTAAACTCAAATAATAAAAAAATGTAAGCCTCATTAACATCTTGTGTTAAATAATGATGTTTTTTAAATAAATCCCATATTTTAGGTTTGCATCTATAAACTGATAATTCAATACTTGGTTTTCCTTGCCTAAGCCATTCACCTCTTTCGAGTGTGCCTCCTTTTTCGGGTGATAAAACATAATCGGGCATTAGCCACTCAAAAATATCATAATGACATGAGGCGAAAATTACCTTTTTATTGTGTTTTCTAATATACTTTTGAATTGCAAATGACATTGATTTGG